CTGGCCGCAAGCCGACCTAACCATAATCAATGTCATATAAATGACTGACTATTGGTAACTTAATGATGCTCCCGATACGTGCGAGGCTAGTGCACGTAACGAGTTCTTCAAGCTCCCAGGTTACGTCAGCACAGGGGGTGTCCCTCCTCCTGTACCTTGTTGATAAACTGCTTAAACTAAACGTTACTCCGGCTCCGCCGGTAGATTTTTCTATCAGGACTCCGCGTAACGCGTTGTCAGTTGGACTATTGTCCAACGTCATGCCTAGAAAAGCAGAATTGAGGCTGTGGTTCCCCCAGCCCCGACGGGAAGTGACTACGTCGCTCAGGTAACGCCTTACGCGCGTTTCCAGAGGTACATTGGATTTTCCATACACTGATGGTAGATCACCATAAACACACCCGAAACCCCTGTAAAATACTGCGAGGTTCATGCATGCATGGTATTGACCGTCACTGGCCATTACGGGTGAGTGTTTCAAGAATTGTAGGTCTTCTTGGCATTCACAGTGTTGGCATTTAACTATATACCCGACATCAGCAGCGGCCAAAACATAAATTTGAGCATACTGCGCCTTGGTGACTAAGGATGGGTCGGGGCACCTCTTTAGCATTGCAAAGAAAATAAGTAAGTTGGCAAAATTGTTGACTATAGTGGTTAACACAGAACCACTATACAATCTCAAGCTGGTGAACTCATACTTGACTTGTTCACCTTTGACATACTTATTCCTCATAACTAGAGGTTGTTTTAACGCTCCAAGCGCATAGTCGATCGCTTTGGAATACACCCCTTCACCTGAGGAGGAAGTGCAAACCAGGGTGCGAAACGCCTGGAAGAACGGTGTGTGGTGTGAACCATCACAACTGGAAATATCCCCATTGGCCAAAAATAGTCCATCTTTGCATCCGACCGCCATGCAGGCGTCGTCGGAGAAATATATGTATCTAGTGGCCCCCAGGGGGGTGGAATTCATCCAGCGAAACGTATCCGTCAATACGTCTTTATCAGGTGAAGCGATGTAACGGCTCTCAGCCATTCCAATGCAAAAGGGCACCTCCCAAGCTAATTTCAACTGGGCAATGCACCAGGCGCTTACCTGTGTTCTCCTAGCACCTAGATCCGCTATGGCCCGCTTCTTGTTGCACCGCAAGAGCTCTACCTTAAGCTTATACTGAACACTGGCATCTGTGTCAGCATACATATCTAAGTATTTTAGGTCATCCTCATGTGTTCGCATTCGAAGCTTCTTCTTAGCGTGGGGTTGGTACAACCACGAAAAATAAGCTTTTTCATGGTCCACAACACTCAAATGATGATGGAAATGTTTACTAAACCTATGAATGTACCCACGGTAATTTCGTGAGATACTGTCCTGGTTGCTGCGCAACCTGGCCGCCAACCCTGGCTTCTCCGGTTTACGGAGTGCTAACATACGAGACAAACCTAGTTTGTAGTCGTTATTAGTGCTGCCTGGAAAACACAGAGCAGGAATATAAAAATGCGGGCCAAACGCACTTAAATATTCTGTCTGCATGTCCTCCGTAATATTAAAAGCCGGATAGGGGAATTCGACCTGGTCGATTAACCCCCTGCTGGATTTTAATATAGTTGGGTCATAGGGCTTATGAGCATATGAGCTTCCCGGTCGTATCTTGGCAAACCTAGTGCCTCCAAGACCTAATGGGGATAGCTCATA